CCGACCGCCGTCAGCTCGCAACAATAGCTGTGAGCAGGTCAGCGCGCTTAGCGCCCTGCTCCATCTTGCCAGCCTTCTGGTGCGCACGATTGCGGATTCAACCAGTCCCACTAAACCTGCATATTCATAATGCAATGGTAGAAATTTCAGAGCTAACAAAGAGATAGTACAGATCGCGCACCAACAGAGCATTGCCGCAATTACTTACTGGTCAGCTGGCGCAGATTGAGTAAGATTGCGGCAATTTTTTGTCCCATAGGTGTCCCATGGATGGCTATCAGATAGTCGGCCGGTATGGCTCATACACAGCGAGAACCTCCGCCGTGACCTTTCCCAGCACCACTACCCCATCAAGCCCCTGACCGTCGATCGTCTCGCCATCCTGCGTGATGATGCCGCTGGGGAACAATTTCCCAATCTGCGGGTAATCCTCAAGCTGATATACAACAGTGTCGCCTGGCCTCATTCGGGCAGAACGGTCAACCAGCACAAATCCCTCCGGCGTTTCAATGCGCATCATATTGGCCGGGTTAGGCATCAGGATACTGTTCAGGTTAAGACGTTGCTCAATATGGTCCTGAGCGGGAGATGGAAAGCCCATATCAGATTCCCCCATTCGGGTTGAACTGCTTGTACGTCTTAGCCTCACCTTCCTGAGTAGAGACGTCCCGGAACGTCACCGTGTTGACCTTTATCCACTGGTTAGCCTCACGCAGGCTGAAGTGCCAGTTGAGCAGCTCTAGCTGGCGGACGAATTCCTGCGTAGTAACGATGACGCCCTGCCCTGGCTCCCGCCTCATAGCGTTTATAAATGCATCTTTAATCTCGTAGTCGCGCGGCATGACAAATCCTCCCTTGATAAATACTGTATGGATAAACAGTAATATCGATCGGTAGATTTGATCAAGGCGGAGCGATTGAAGGAATTGTAAAGCTGTTGGTGGGCAAAGAAATTTAGTTTTTGGTGGTCTGGGAATGGGGTAAACTGGATTAATGCACAGATGTGAAAAAATACAGCAGTTAAGCTGATCTTTTTATTGAGGTTTTTGTGCTGCCTGGATATTATCCCGATGTTGTGCGGTCAAATAGTGATCTGCACATAAGGGAAAGCCCCTGCGGAAGGTCGAAGTTCCGAGGGGCCAATAAAAACAGTCAGTGCTTGAATGTTTTCTTGAGATCTCGCCAAAGAGACTATCTCAAGCGAGATCCCGTGTAAAGCGTTCGGCGCCTTATTTTAGGTGCGCTTTATGAAAAAAATATGCAAACAAAGTCATCGCCGCAACCAGATGTTCGAGGTTCTGCCAGAGAACCAAGGCCAAACGGGGCGCCACAAATGCGCAGGATGCGCGTATGATTTGGGGAAATGGCACGCAATGATTGGCGTTCCTAAGTCTAACGATGATGGGGTGCTCAGCGAACTTGCTGAGAGCCAAGCGAGCTATGTTCGCCACAAGGATGCTTTCACAGCATACCTGATGGGCTACGATGATGGCTTAAAGCTGAGAAGTGTTGCTTAACCTTTTAACCCGGCCAGCGCGCCGGGTTTTTTGTGTCACACGTTCAGCAGCACTACACCAAAAAAGCTTACCGCTTACGCTTGTTGTTGAATTCATTATGAATAGACTTTCTGAAGATAGGTGGAAACGGATAGTTCTGCCAATCTGACGCAAGAAGGGAAATCCACCCCACTCCCTTCTTGTGTGCACTGTAGAGAGGCCGATAACAACAGAGCACCCATGCGCGCTCTAGCGCTTCACCTCACTTTGTGCCTGCCCTGTTCATTGGGGGGCGGGTATTTTTTTGCCCGCCGTTTCTGTGATGACTAATCTCAAATCACACCCCGCAGCCTGCTGAGACAGGAGCGGCTAATTCATTGCCCGGTCGCCGGGCTTTTTGTTTCTCACACATTAATTAATCAGGCATAATACCTGTATTGTTTACTTGCAGTAATTTAGGTCTAAGCATGGCAAAACAAGGAAGAAGCAACCTACTTGACGCTGTAAAAGTCATCATGGCTTTTCTGGTGATATCAATACATACAATCATTCCTGGGTCGGAGTTAAAATATTTATTGACGCAGGGTGTTGCAAGAATTGCAGTGCCATTCTTTTTTATTTCGGCTGGTTATTTCTTTTCAGGAAAAACCAGTTATGATGAGGTGATGAATGTCTTAAAAAGATTACTTATCCTTTATATTGTTTGGTGGTTTTTTTACATTCCTTTTATTTCCAAGGAGCTATATAACAACAGCTTCACCTTCGCGGGGCTTTCTTTTAATTTAACTCTATTGATAATTAAAGGATGGTGCCACTTGTGGTTCATGCCTGCGATGATACTTGGCATTTATACATATTATTTATTGAGGAAATCAAAAGCAGTATATATAGTTGCACTAGCTCTATATGTAACTGGAGTAATCATTCAAAACACAATCACACCAAACCAATTCTCTATACTCTATTATAGAAACTTTTTGTTATTCGGTTTCCCGCTCATTGCATTAGGCTCCCTTTTAAGGAGCAGTTTTTTCAGCAGTGTTTCAGTTAATAAGTTGCTGGGCATTCTTGCTGCATTGCTTCCACTATTAATAGTTGAAAGCTTTATAAAGCTCAAGGTGGGAATATATAATAACGACATGCTAATTACAGCCCCGATTGTAGCGTCGATTCTGACCCTACTTGCAGTGAATACATCGATGAATATTGCGCTCGACACCAAAACTATGGCCACAAGCATTTACTTCATTCACTTTTTATTTTACTTGCTCTTAAAAAACTATGTTGAAAATGATATATTCTTATTCTTTTCAGTATTGATTCTTTCAGTATTGTTTAGTCTGGTAATGAGAAAGTCATTGCTTTACAGAAAGGTATTTACTTAACAAATAGCCCTCAGGAAATAATAGACCGAGAAGATAAAACATTTAAATCATGGGGGCAGACTTAGTCACCCTGATTATCATTTAGTCCATGAATGATTTCAGATAGATCAGGGCAAGAATATCTTGATGCGTATTTATCATTATTCTGACACGTCTTGTGTTTTGGTCTTCCACCTTATCTCCGTAGCTTAATCATCCCGGCGCGGGCAGCCTACGGTCCGTCGCCGGGGATTTGGGTCAGTCTGGTTTTTCAGGCCATGCCACATCATCGCTTGTGTTAGCGTCAAGCCTACTGAGGAGCACTCTGTATTTTTTCCACAACTTAAGGGTTGCTGCCTCATCATCTGTAGCCATATCAAGATCAACGGCATCCTGCAGGACACTGATTTTCTGACTGGCTGCTGACATAAGCATTTCTTTATTGCTGACATTGCCCTGTAAAGCCGAAGCTTCAATTTGTGTCTGCTGCTCTTCAGTTAGCGGTGGTGACCTAAACTCCCCGTCTGAATAGCTATAACCAATACTGGCGACAGTGCCCCCTGTTATTTCAACTGGGGTTATTCCCCCCTCAAATTCCATTGGGGACTCTTGCGGGCCGCCCCATATGATGGTGTTAATTACGTTCCCGTTTTTAACTAGTGCGTAAGTACCCATTATGCAAACTCCTCCACAATAACTAACCCTGCACTACCATTTCCGCCAGCAATTGTAAGGTTTGAAGATGGGCCGACAGCAGAGCCTCCACCACCCGCCCCAAATCCGCTTGCAGCTCTTGGCGTCCCCCCACCAGTTTTACCTCCGCCTCCGCCTCCGAAGATGCTGTCACCGCCTTTACCCGACTTGAAATTGCTCTGACTGCTAACGTCTGCAGAAATACTAATTGGCCCAGCACCGACGCGTCCACTATCTCCAAACATTAAGGAACTTCCAGAAGATGCCGATCCAGCGGCATTATCTGAAGCCATTGACAGGCCAGCACCAGGCGGCCCACCGTTACCACCCGGGCCGCCTGGGGCGATGAGGTAAGAACCAAAGGCACTTGATCCGCCGCTTCCGCCAGTAGAGCCAGCTACTCCGATACCTGCAGAACCAACAGTAACACTCACCGAAGTTAAGGCTGAAATATCAATTATCTTACTTTCCGCGTATGAACCTGAGTTTCCGCCAAATGCCGCTGCAATTTGACTAGAGGAAGTAACTGATGTTCCGCCGCCAGCACCGCCTCCACCTACCATCCTGACTTTTATTCTTTTCGTTCCATTTGTCGGCGTATAAGTACCCGTCGATGTGAAAATTTGAACATTAAGAAGACGTCCGGGTGTTAGTGCCGTCATACTGGCTTTAAGGTTTGTAAGGATTGCGGCTGGTGTACCGTTGTCCAGCACATCAACGGCCGCGCTGTCTGAAATGAATTGAGCCAGCACGTATGCCATCACAGATGACTGACGAATCGCTTTATTGACCTGAGCAGAGCTAGCCTTACCTGCCTGAAAGCCAGTTATTAGCGCCGCAAGAGCCTCATAATCAGCCTGACTAGTAACGTTGGCTCCGCTGCCGATCGCAAAAGGTTTAAAGTTATTTGTTGCCATTAGAGCTTTCTCTCCCAAGCGCCTTCATCGAATCCGGCGATATATTCATTGTTCATGTCGAACCCGAAGAATCGATTACCTTCCGAGGGTGTTTCAATTGATGGTGTTTGAACGTCGCCGGCCCGCACTCCCGCAGCTTTCACAGTGAGATACCCTTGCTTGATGGCAGCAATAAGTTCTCGCGAAACCAGGGATATATCCGTTTCTGGAAAAACCCAGACTGAAATAGTCATGTCCTGGTTATCGACGATCTGCATTTTCAGGCCTGAGCCTTCAAGCGCGGTTTCTAAAATTTCCGGTAGCGAGTCGTTTTGCCCGTCCCAACTGTTTATGGCTATCTTCGCTTTCAAAACGATGCGATAAGTGTCATCACTGAGGCTTGTGAACCCAGCATCAGGATCATAAGGCCCTTGCCAGACGCCCTGATCCCAACCAAGCCCATCGGTATCAAACGAAAAGTACACGCCTGAAATAGGCTGGCTGACGATTCGAGTACGTCCTATCCACACCCCGAGCACATCAAGCTGCACACCGACCGCGCTGTCGATATCGAAGGCGGCAAGCAGATTCTGCAGGGTTGTGGAAGTATCAGTAAGCGGACGCGTTGACAGGTCGACGTGATCGACAAACAGAGGCTTTCCTCTGTGGTAATTGGTAATCAGGTCGGTATATTTGCTCATGACGTCACCGTGAGCGCGATATTTGCTGTGCTGCAGGAAGCCGACTCGTTGAAGGCTATGACGATATTTGCCGCCGCCTGCGATCCTGCCGATTTGCCAATGGTCAGGGCGTTGATGTCGTAGTATTTCGCATTGCCGCCACTCACTACCCCGAGGTTAGCCGGCGAATAGATGCGGCTTAACAGGACGTCGTCGCCTATCGTCAGGCTGTTAATGTAATCAGCGATCGCCTGCTTTATCTGCTCCCCAACCTGTGTGGTGTAACCGGTGAATACCTTGAGCATAATGGCGACATATATTGGAACATCAGCTGATCGCGAGAAGTTTATAGCGTGTGGATTACCGTATTTATCCGGCACAGTGACAGTTGTCGCTCCAAAGGTGGCAACGCCCTGACCTTTTTTCCCACGGATAGTCTGTGCGATCTCCGTAACATCTCCACCGTCCACTATCGCCGCTAATGAATGGGCTGGGATGCCGTTGCTGTCTACTGCACCAGTATCGTTCTCGTAGAGTTTGTGACGAGTCACACCGGTTACATTGGCGATACCTCCGTCTACCGCTTCAAACGGTGTAAGCGCGGGTATTGCAACGCTCTGAGTTTGTCTCACCCGGAGTTGAGAATCGGTTTCTGCTGCGGAGCCCACGGTAGCTGCGTTAGCGTTTGATACTGCCGTCCAGCCACGGGTCGGAGTGTTAATTTTGGTGATGCTGCCGGCGACAGCCGCGACAGCGCCTGAATTATCACAGGTAGCGGTCACAGTTACCGACCCGCCTACGTCGATCGTTACGCTGGCTGGCAGATTCCAGGTAATGCCGTTTGCATCTTTCACAGAGCCATTTGTGATCGTCGTTCCAGCCGTGCCGGTCAATGTCACATCAACCGTGGAATTGGTGGGCATCTTGCGCCCAATGCCATTAATTTTGACGTTACGCGTAAGGGCGTCAGTCATTCCTGTGGATGGTGAGAAGGAGTTATAGACCTGAATGGCTGTGTTGTTTGCGTCATGCACTGCCAGTGCAACCAGCGCGACCATCTGTCCATCCTTGCTGTCTGGCTCCAGATAGGCATCAGTGCCGTATATCTGCTGAAAGTAATCTGTGATAGTGCTCAGGATTGTCTGGTAATCAGGCGCACTTATCCCTGAGGCGGTCACCGTAGCGGAGAGCCCCAGCGTGTCGAGATTGAGAGCCATTATGCCTCGCTTGTGACGGTCGTCGTTCCGTAGATGGTGTCGATGGTTGCGGTGAAAATTACACGCCGTGATGAGGTGTTGAGATTGGTATCAAACGACTTAATTGAGTTAACGCCGGGCGTCTCAAGAATCCTTTTGCGGATAGCTAGGTTATACGTTTCAGGTTTCTGCTTTCCGAGCACCGACTGAACCCATGGAGTACCTTCAGTGGTGTCGAGAAACCATTGCCCGTACCAAAGCAGGAAGCGCGTTTTCACTGCTTGCGCCACCGTTTCCGGTGAATTAATCAGCCAGGTGTCATCCCCTTTACCAAAGGTGTAATCACCGTTTTCATCTTCGCGTCTGTATCGCATCAGTTCACCTGCCCTGAATTGCTGTTGCCGCTTTGCACACCGTTGTGCGTGTGCTGATCACTGATGTCTTTTCCGTTTGATTTCAGGCTGCCGATGAATTCGATGGCGCCGGTAATTTTGGCTGCTGTTCCAGTCGCGAGACTACCCACCATGCCACCCATCCACGTCAGAAGGCCTGTTATCGTTACTGCTTTGCTGAATGTGGCCAGAGGGGTCGTTATGTTAAGGCCCCCCGGGGCGACTATGTTTACAGCATGGCTGTTCGGGTCCAGCTCGATATAAGCTGCCCCGTCATCGGTGCGCATCTGAAGTGTTGACGGGCTGATGTTGCTGATGACTTCAGCCTGAGACTGCGGGCCGATGATAGCGAAGGCATCTGACAGGTCGTGCTGCCGAGGGTCTACCGGCTCCTGCACTCCGCCGTTCTGCCACCAGAAATCAATACAGCGGTCACTGAAGATGACCAGGCACTCATCCCCCTCTTTAACCGGGAAGGTGATCGTGCATCCACCGCCGCGGGGAAACACCACCGGGACGTCGAGAAGCAAAGGAAGAGGTGCCGATTTGAAGTTACCCAGCTCATCGGCCGCCTGACCGCTGATGGCAGGTTGAACAGTGCAGGTGCAGGCGATCGGGTCGAAGGTCTGGATGATGCCAGGCATGGAGACGCGGAGCATAGAGAAGATGGAATCTGACAAGGCTTTATAGGCCTGCGATTCACCGCCAGCCTGTGATTGTGGTGAAACTGGCATATTAGCTCCAATAAAAAACCCGCCGAAGCGGGTTTAGTGATTCCTGACTGTTGTCATAATTTTTTGCAGTCATACGTGCCTAACATTCGCGGCTCGTTCATATTCGAGCGTATAGCTTCAACATTCAGAATGGCCTTACCATTTCGCTTGATGAAATCCATGCCGTAGTAACCGGGATAGTCGGTGCGAGGCACCATCCATTGATATGTGATGTTTTTATAGTCATCAGTAACGTTTGTGAAACTAAACTTTTGACTGACTGGGCGGATGTTGTTTACATGCATGAAGCCATCATTACTCGATGACAATGTAAATGGCCCGCATTGCATCAGGGGCTTAGCAAGATCGCTTGCTAAGGCGGATGCGCTCAATAATGACAGCGCGACCATCGCAACTTTAATTTTCATGCATCCGCGCTCCTGTTTAAGGCCGATGTTGTCTGAAGGTCTGCGGAACCTCTGGCGCTGCACATCAAATCCATATACCAGGCTTGCCCGCGTGTATCACCAGTATAACTGATGGATTGCACGATATACACGCCATCGGTCGCAATACTTGCGGGCTGTTGCAGTGTTCCGTTGACGCTCAGATTCCCGTTATTTTCGGTCTCAAATATGCGCCCTCCGGACCGCTGAACTTCATCACTGGAAAGCGCTGAGCGATATACTGAAGCCTGGTCCAGTTCTATCAGCCCGCTCACCCGGATATTGGGGTTAATCAGGTGACGAACGTTAACGCCGGCACCCATGGTCTGCTGTGGCATGCCGATGAGGCCGGTA